CGGTCACGTGTCGGCGAAAAACACACTTGCCTACACCGACATCTCGGCCGAAGAAGCGTCAGCGCGCGTCCGGAACGCCCTGTGAACTTGATTTGAGTTGATTCAAGAGGGTTTTCAAGTTGGGTCAGCATGGCGGAGCACGACGGAACGCGGGCAGAAGGAAGAACGCCTCGCTGCCGCTCACGAGCGGGCTCGCGAAAGAGCTCTTCGAAGATCAGGGCGTCGCGGCGAATGCAGAGAAAAAGATTGAAGCCCGGCTCTCAACCCGAGAACGCTGGCAGCGCCTGCGCGATTCAAAGGACGAGCAGCTGGCCTTTCGCGTCGAGCAGTACATCTGGGATCGGCACGAAGGCAAGCCGACCATCCGGGTCGAATCGGGTCCGGAGAAACCGCCGGCCGAGGTAGAGTTTGGCAACCTTAGCATGCCCACCCAAGCTCGACCTGGCGCGGCTGGCAAACCTAACTGAGCGCCAGCAGGAATTTGTCGATGCCATCGCAACCCATGATTTCGTGCTCTACGGCGGCGAAGCCGGCGGCGGAAAGAGCTACGTCCTCAGATGGTGGCTGGTCCTCTATCTCATCTGGTGCTTCAAGGTCCTCGGCCTTCGCAACGTGGTTGTGGGCCTATTTTGCGAGGATTACCCGAACCTTCAGGATCGCCAAGTGTCAAAGATCGAGCACGAGTTCCCCGACTGGCTCGGCCGCCTCACCTATCGCCACAGCGTCTGGAATTTCCAGCTCAACTCGGAATTCGGCTCGGGCGTCATCGCCCTCAGAAATCTCGACAAGCTCGAAAAGTACAAATCGGCCGAGTTCGCGGCGATCGCGGTCGATGAACTCACGCTCAACCGGCTCACGGTTTTTAACTGGCTTCGCTTCCGCCTGCGCTGGCCGGGAATCGATCGGCCGAAGTTCGCAGGCGCAACCAACCCCGGAGGACCAGGTCACGACTGGGTCAAAAATTACTGGCACCTCAAAAAGTTCCCGCCCGAGCTTGAACCTTTGCGCGACCAGTTCGTCATGGTGCGCGCGAAGGCTTCGGACAATCCGCACCTGGTTCCCGGCTATCACAAAGGCCTGCTCACGCTTCCGCCCGACATGGCGCGCATGGTGGCAAAGGGCGACTGGAACGTCTACACCGGGCAATACTTTCCCCAGTTCAACAACTGGCCGGACGACGATCCGCAAGGCCGCAAGGGAGCGCGCCACGTCATCCCCGCAGCCGACGCCATGCGGCAGATGCGGCCCTGGCACACCTACTGGATCTCGGGCGACTGGGGCTACGAGCATCCGGCCTGCTTTCACTGGCACCGCAAAGACGAGCACAACCGCATCATCACCTATCGCGAACTGTGGGACCGCCGCATAGGGGAATCAGAATGGGGACAGCGCATCACCGCAGCATCGAAGGGCGAACGGTTGAAATCGTTCCCCTTCTCCTGGGACGCCGGCCGGCTGTCGAATCGCTCGCTCCCGAAGTATCCGAAGTCGATCGTGCAGCTGTTGACCGAAGCGCTGGGCGAGGAAGTGCCAAAGCCGCATCCCGCGGACTCTTCACCGGGTTCGCGCATGTCCGGCTTTCGCCTGATGAGCCAGTTGCTCGATGCGGATATGTGGCTGATCTCGGACGCCTGCCCGCGATTGATCGAGTGCATGCCCACGCTGATCCGCGATCCCGACGATCCGGAAAATGTTTTGAAGGTGGATTATGCGGAAGGCGACACCATCGGCGACGATCCCGCGGACTCGGCGCGCATGGGGCTGCAGCATGAATTTGGAACGTCTGTCGTTCCCGTCTCAATCATGGCCGATCGCAAAGTCGCGGAATACGCCGAATCGCGCGGGGTGGAAGTAGCCGAGATGGACCCGACCGCGCGCGCCATGATGCACCAGCGGGCGGAATCGATCGAACGCCGCAAGCGGCGCAACCGCCGCGGCGGACTAGGAAGACCGTGGAGGCCGAGAAACTGATATGCCATCGCAACTGCAACCGCCGTATCTGAACACGCCGCTCACGCAAATCATCTCGCTCGATTCCGGCCTGCCGGCAGTTGTGGTGAATGGCCTCGCGGCCGGCCAGACCGGCGTCGCGCTCTCGCAAATCTTCACCGTATCTGAACGCCCAGGCGGCGGCGATCGCAACCTGTCGCTTCAGGCCCAGGGCGCCGGCGTGACTGGTTGCACCGTCGATATCGAAGTCTCCGCCGATGGTGGGACGACTTGGAACAAAAAGCACGTGGGCGTCGCGCTCATCACTGCCAGCGTTTCGACGCTCGCGGTTGAAGCCAACATGCAGGCGGGTTTGCAGTACCGCATCAACCCGACCTCAGTCGCCGGCGCGGCCGTCACCATCATTGCGACCGCAAACTAAAATGACCCGCTCCGAAATCATCGCCGGCTTCCACAAGCTCTACCTCGAGAACATCGCCAAAGAAACTGCGAACCGCGGCTCTGTGGGTGCGCGCAAAGGTGGCGGCATCCCGATCGAGGCGCTGAAGAAAATCCACGATGACACCATTGCCGATTACGTGGAGAGCTTCATCGAGCCACCGGACGACTGGGTGCATCCTCGAGTACGCAAAAGCGCGCTGCGAAAAGCGCTCGATCACCTATCGCCGCGAAAGGGGATCACCTCATGCTTCGCCGATTGATCTTCCGTTTGTTGGGCGTCCCCGATCTCGCCGATCGCCTGATTGATCTCGAGCGGCATTTCGTGACCAAGCGCTCGCTTGAGGGGAAACCCGTCGAAACCTTGGCCGACGTGCCTTACGCGAAGCGCAAAGAGTTGAAGCAATCCACCAAAGGCATGAACTGGCCGCAGCGCCGCTGGGCACTCGAGGCCCAGGAAGCAAAACCGAACGGCACCGTGCCGCTAAGAATGGACGCCTGAAATGCACTTCATGAATCCGCAGCGCGCTTCGCACATGCAAGCCCCACAGCAGGAACAGCCACTCGTGCAGCTCGGGCCGGGTTCGGCAAATACGCAGGATGGGACAGCCGCATCCGGTTACGCGACGCCTGATCTCGGGCCCTTTGAGTGCGAGAACTGTAAGAAGTACGACCCACAAGGCCAGCCGCCCTGCCAAGACCCGCGCGTGCAGGCCGACCCCGAAGTCAAAGGCCAGGTCGACGCCGAAGGCTGCTGCAATTTCTTCAAGTCCGCGCACAACGAGAGCCAGCAAGAGGAGCACTCAGAGTCCGAATCCGCGCCCGAATCCGAAAACGAGGAATAACTTATGCACTTCATGAACCGACAACGCGGCCGCCACATGTCCGGCGAAAGCGAGCACGAAGACGGCGGCGCCCAGAACCAAGGCCAGGGCGCGAAGCACCCGCACATCGCCATCCACTCCCATTCCCAAGGCCACACCGTGCACATCACCCATCCTGACGGGCAGCACGAATCGCACGACCACGAAGCGGGAGACGCCGAAGGCATTGCCGCCCACATTCACCAGCACATCGGGCGGGACGGCGAGCAGCGTCCGGGCGAAGGTGAAGAAGACCAAGGCGGCGCGAGCTTCGGCCGCATGGGCATCGAGCCGTAAAAGTTTCTGTTCCATATTTTTCAATTTCCTTTGGAGAAAAAACTACGACCATGAAAAAGCTATTCTCGAAACTCAACCTGCGGACGCTGCGGCTGGCCTTGCTGACGTACGTGCTTTGCGACATCCTCGTCGGCTATGCGGGGGTATTCCCTGGCAGCAACATGCTGGCCGCGCAAACCGCGCCTTCCATCGCGTTCCTCGGCCAGAAGGCCCAATTCGCGCACAATCTGAACGGCGTCTGGTATGCCCCGGCTTACGCCACCTGGCAGGCCACGGTGCTTTCCGGAAACTCCGCCACCGGCTCGCAGTCGATCATCGTCGTCTGCAATGCAGGCGGAGTGCAGGGAGTGTGCCAACTCAATGACGGCTATTCCGTGCCGCTCGCCTCGATCTTCAACACCAACACGCCGATTTACCTGATGGATGCGAACAATGAGACGGTGACCCCGAGCGCGGTTTCAATCGGCGCTTGCTCGCCAGGCTTTCTCGGTGTAGGCGCGTCCGCGCAGTGCGCGACCATCACCGCCACCTTCTCGAATACTCACGGCGCTTCGGCGCCGGTGGTCTCAGGCGATGCGGGAATGTTTGAAGCCATCACCGACGCCGGAGTGTCCGGGGGCGGATTGGTCTATTGGGTGGCGGACACTGGAATCGTGGTCCTCTCAACGAGCGGCCTGACCACGACCACGACCACCAAGGTTCCCACCAATAGATCGAGCACCGGCTGCGCGGCCCGCGTCACCACGACCATCACGGTTACGGCCAGCTGGGCGGTAGGCAGCACGGCCTCAGGCGCGTCATTCTGCTCTGCGAATTCCACGCTCACGGCTGGCACCACAGGCGTAGCCAACCAAGTGGCCCCAACTTCGACCGGAACCACTTCGGCGCTTGAGGCGGTGGTATTCACCGGCGCGACCTCGAACCCCGGAGCTGGCGCGATTAAAGCTCGCGTTTGGGGCTTCACCCCGGTACAACCTGCGCAGTAATGCCCTGGGAGTCGAAAGCCCAGGCCCGCTGGGGCCACTAGGCAAGCGGAGTTCGCGCGCTCGGCGGAAAACAAGCCGTCCGGGAGTGGGACTCCGCTACGCCGAAGGGCTCACTGCCTGAACGCAAACGTCATGTCATCCCGCGAAGAAAAAAGCGCTGAGAAAAAAGCCCGGCGAAAATTCCGTCACGAGATCGAGAAGCGCATGCTGCGCGTGGCCACTCGCCGAGTAGGGATGTGTTCGACCACGGGACAATTGCACGCCCACGCTAAAACTCTGACCGACCGCTACCTACACATGGTCGATCACGCGCCGGCGCAAGTGAAGCCGATAGAGGAAGCGATCGAACCACCCGTTGAAGTTGCAACACCCGCCTAGATGGACACCGACCTCTTAACTGAAGAAGACGAGCAAGAGCCTTCAACCGAAGCCTCGGCCGACGATCAGACCGAACAGGACGAAAGTCCGGTCTGGGACGATCCCCTCGCCGACGACGAGGACCTGCAGAAGGCCTTCCTCGATCTCTATCTCAAGTGCACCTCCGAAGACCGCTATGCGCGCCTGATCGAAGTCAAGGACGTAAAGCAGGCGGAGAATTACTGGGCGGGGCGGCAGTATTGGTACTGGTCGGACCGCGATGAAACCTGGAAGCCGGCGCCTGGCGTAGGCGTGTCGGCGATGGGCGATCTCGATTTCGACGAGATGCCGCGCTTTGAATTCGTCACCAATATCTACCAGGCGACCGGGCTCACTGAAATCGGAGCTGTGGCCGGAGCTCCGCCGCGCATTCGTTTCTTCCCCGATGACGCCGACAACTCCGACGACCTTGAAACCGCCGAAGGCCGCACCAAGCTCTCGCGGCTCATCCAGCGCTGGAACCCGCCGCAGATGCGCTTGCAGGAGGAGATGTACCACGCCTGGACCGGGGGCTTCATCTGCCTGCGGACCCGCTACGCCGAAAACGGCGAGAAATACGGCTTTGACCAGCGCCAGGTGCTCTCAGAAGAAGACGTGCCCGTCGATTCGACCATTCGCTGCTCGCAATGCGGCTGGTCGGCGCCGGCCATGGAAGCCATGCCTCCAGTTCCTTGCCCCTCGTGCGGCAAGATGCTCACCGATGAGGACATCTCAGAAGAAGATCCGGTGCCAGTGCCAGGCGATGGGGGCACGGAAGAAGTCGCGCGCGGCCGCCAGGTGATCGAAATCTACGGCGCGCTCAACTGCAAGCGGCCGCAGCACACCAACTCGCAATCGCAATATCACTATTTCGCGATCGAAGAAGAGGTCCACTACTCGATCCTCAAAGCCAACGCGCCGACTGAGGAAATCGACGAAAAGATCAAACCGGGAATGAACTTCGGCCCGGACGATGCTTTCGAGCGCAACGCGCGCCTCTCGGTCGCAGAAAACGCCAAGACGCAAACCCAGACCGGAGCGAAACAGTCGTCCCTCGTGACTTATGCGAATGTCTGGTTTCGGCCCAGCGCCTACGCGATGATGGACAGAGATCAGCGCGCCCGCGCCAAGGAGATTTTTCCCCGCGGCGCCTACATCGAGTTCGCCGGCAACACCTTCTACAAATCGAAGCACGAGTCGATGGATGACACCGTGGTCTGCCGGCACGCCATGCCGGGACGCGGCCAGCACCGCCCAGCGGTCGGCGGATCCATGATCTCGGTGCAGGACCGCTTCAACACTTTCTCGAACATCGAAGCCGAGACCTACGAGTACGGGATCCCAATCACCTACCGCGCCGCCGACACTTTCTCTTCGGACGCCGACGACGAACAGCGCGCGGCGCCCGGACTTGAAGTCGAAGTTGCGCTGCAGCCCGGTACCGACATCCGGCAGCGGATCCTGCAGGTCCGCGCCGATTCGGTGTCGCCCGACATGGCGAAACACACCATGGACCTGATGGGTCCGGTGACGCAGTATCTCTCGGGAGCTTTCCCCGCGCTGACTGGCGCCGCCGACGATGCCCCGGAAACTTTAGGCCAGCAGGCGATGCAGCGCGACCAGGCCATGGGCCGCATGGGCGTGTTCTACGTGAACCTGAAGCAGGCCGAAGCCGATATCCTGACGCTTGCCTGCCGGGATTTCGAGCAGCACGCGCAAGGCGAGGTGCGGATCCCTGTGCTCGCCGATTCCGGCGACTTCGAATCGGAGTCGGTCGATGTGACCGCGCTCGACGGCGAGGCCGAAGCTTATCCCGAAGGCGACGAGAACTTCCCAGAGCTGTGGAACCAGCAGCGCGCCACCCTGATGCAGATCTCCGACTCGCCGCAAGGCGCGCTATTACTGGCCGACATGGGCAACCGCCAGCTATTCGCGAAATTGACCGGGATCCCGGATTTGAAAGTCCCCGGCATGGACTCGTGGCAGAAGCAATTGAAAGAGATTGCGGAACTCACCAAGATTCCCAAGGGCGATGACTTACTCGCAGGCCTGGCGCCATCCGTCGAAGTTGATTCTGACGACGATCATCCCACTGAATCCGCCTGCTGCAAGTGGTGGATGAACAACGAACGTGGCCAGAAGATGAAACGCGAAAACCCCATGGGCTGGCTGGCAGTGAAAGCCCACAAGGCGCAGCACGACAAAGCCATCCCCGCGCCGCCTCCCGACGAAAAGCCGCTCGCCGAATCGCTCAACATCGCCTTCAAGGACATGCCGCCCGAGGCGCAGGCGCAAGTGTTAGCGAAGCTCGGGATCGAAGTCACGCCGCAAGACTTTATTGCCAAATTGATGCTCGACAAAGCAAGTAAACCAGCACCGAAACCGTTCCAACCGCCTACCGGTGCAGGCGAGACGAGGCCCAATGCTTAAGCACCTGCTGAAT